ACAATTAGCGGATTAGAAGTTAAAAATAGGTACTATAAAGATGAACTACATTCTAAGAAAAGTTGATATGGGTAGTGATGCCTTAAACAGAGTAATGACTGAAGCTAAGATTAGTAACGGTGCTAAAGTACTTTACACTTTTCTTTTTGGATTGCGTTCTGGCGAGATTATTAATAATGAAAAGCTTATTAAAGATAATGTTGCTGTTAGTAGAGCTATGGTAAATAACTATAAACGAGAGCTTAAAGCACTTGGCTTACTGCACGAAAATAAAGATGGTGAATCTAATATACGATTTATGTATCTTGGCTCGCTAGGTGTTAATGCTTTAGTTTATGCTAAAGATTGGAAACGTGTTGAAATAAACAATGATTTTGAAGATGAATAAATTAAAGGAGTTTTAAATAATGTTTAGATACCAATGCCATAAAATTGTAGATGCCAAACCAATGAGTAGAGGACAGTATAATGTCTATCGTGGTTGGAAAATACCTGATAACGAAAACCCAAAAGATGAAGGTTTTCTTGTTGTGTATAACCAAGGTACTGAAGACCATTATGAGTCATGGAGTCCTAAAAAAATATTTGAAGAAGGTTACACAAGGATTTATAAGTAATGGCTGATATTACAATAAATACCGTTGTATTAGATGACTGTACAATTGGTGCGTTACAGTGCGGTAAGTTTAGGTGTTTTACTCTTGAATTACCTTGGATTAATAACGCAAATAGTATTAGTTGTATTCCAAGCGGTACGTATGATTACGTAGTACATCAAAGCCCAAGTTTAGGTAAAGTAATACACATTCTTGATGTTGAAAAACGAAAATGGATTTATATACATAAAGGTAATTTTAAACGACAAATTAAAGGCTGTATTTTAGTTGGTACAATGCTTAAAGATATTGATGGTGATGGTTCACCTGATGTTGGTAGTAGTGGTACAGCATTTAATAATTTAATGAATGCTATTAGTTTAAATGGCGGAACAATAACAATTAACGGAAAAGGAAGAACATAACATGTCAGACCACGTAAAAAGAATGGAAATAGAGTTTAATGAATTAAATACAAAAATTAATGCATTAAGTAAGTTTATTCATCTAAAGAATGTATTTCAAACTTTAGATTATTTAGAACAAATTAGAATGATAAAGCAACTAGGTTTTATGCAATCCTATGCTGACGTTCTTAATACAAGATTAGAGGAAGCAGAATAATGAAAAAGTTACCTGACGCATGTTTAGTTGAAGAAGATGTTGCAGACACTACAATGAGTAATGATTTTGTAAAGTCTGGTTCAGTTTTTCCTAAAGTTAATCCTGAAAGTATTGCTGATTTAATGAGAAAAGTTGAATACGAAACTCACAGAGTTGGTACAACTAGTACTATTGTTGCAACAGCAGTGCTAAATTATAAAGGCAGTACATTTACTTTGGCTCACGAATCTACTGCATGTGCTGACCCTCGTAATTTTAATCAAGAAAAAGGTGAATTTTATGCAATTAAAAAAGCATCTTTAGCTGCAAGAGATAAATTATGGGAACTAGAAGGCTATACTTTGTTTAAAGCACTAGCAGATAGCGTAAGTAAGTAGTACTATCGTTTAGTAAGTAAAAACAAATAGGAGAACTTACAATGTTAAAAAGAGATTTATACGCAGTACTACACCTAGTATTAGCTACCATTTTAACTACAGTGCATAAAGATATAACTAAAAATAGTACCAGCTATAAAAAGTTTTTAGAAACTCTCAATGCAAGGGTATTTGCTGCTGAAAGTGAAAAAGAAATTCGTATAGCTATAAACGAAATTAAGTTTTATCAAACGCCTATAGATAATGCTGTATTAGCTAATTTAATGTGGAAAGCGCGTAAATCATTTTATGAAAAAAACGTTGTAAGTGATGATGATGCTTCTGATGATGAAGGTGAAACAGAAGCTGATAGTGAAGGGGAAATAGATAATTCGGATTCAAATTCCGAAATACCAAAACCCCTAGCAAAGCCAAAACGAAAACCAAAATCTAAGGATTAATTATTGTGATGAATGGTAAGAAAAAAGAACCAATGAAACGAAAACCTGTTACTAGTAAAAAACCAAGTAACAAAAAACCTAAAAAAGAAAAGTACTAAACTAAAGCCAGAGAACTTAAAACATTTTCTGGCTTTTTAACGAGTAAGCTACGAGTACAAAGGGTTTGCGTAGCAATACCCTGCCAGTACGGAGTAGCGTAACGAGTTGACAAAATACGATTAAACCTATATAAAACCTAAATTGAATTAATATAGAGCACTGCAATGAAATTAGGTATAGAAACAGTTAAAGCAGCGTGTCCACGCACATTAAAAAACAATGTTACACAAGACCTTGTAGACAAAATTAATAACATACATACCGACCCTTTAATACGTGAATCAATGCAAGAAAAAGCATTAGGATTTATTAACATATTAACTGAAGGAAGGTTTCGTATTGATGACTATTTGAATGCAGTAAAGTATGTTACATATAAAATATCAGATAGTACTAACCAAGAAGCTTACGCAAAAGCATTTCCACATCGCTATCAAAAATTTCTTACAGATGGTTTAGATGCTAAAGCTATATCAGCCTATGTTGCTATGTACGCGAAGGGTAAGCTGGTTACTATGCTTCTTGAACGTGCAATGATTCCAAGTTACTTGGTTAATGCTGATAATTTCCAAAAAGCCATCAACACACAAGTTGAAATAATGCTTACTGCAAAAAGTGAGATGGTACGTATGCAAGCTGCTAACTCAGTAATGACGCATACTAAAGCACCTGAAACAGCTAAGATTGACCTTAAAATAACAGACGAAACACAAAGTTCAGTTCTTGATGAATTACGTAAAGCAACACAAGAGCTATCACGTAACCAACGTTTAGCAATTGAATCTGGTCAAATGACAGCTAAAGATATTGCACATTCAAGAGTAATAAAAGGTGAAGCTGTAGAGGTTGTGGATGATAGAAACTAGTGACTACGCTCCAGTAAAGAAAAAAACAGTAGAAGATTATCTTAATGCAATTAATTATTCAGATATTGAAAATTATATTCCATCAGCGTTTGCATTAGAGTTTGTTAACTTTATTAAGTTAGTAAATGAAGGAAGCACAGAAAACCTTACTCCTGTTGTACACTATCGAATGATAGATAACTTTATTGATGATAACGATTTAGACACAATTAATATGTGTCATCGTGGTATAGCAAAGTCTACTCTTAAAGAATACCTCATATTGTACATTGGTGTTTATGGTGGCTTACCTGAGTTTGGTAGAATACCTTACGGATTGTACGTATCAGATAGTATAGACAACGGTGTTAAGAAAATGCGTAAAGCATTAGAGTTTAGATGGAATAACTCTAAATTTTTACAAGATTACATTCCTACTATTAAATTTACTGACATACGTTGGGAATTTATTAACATTGAGAATGTTTCTAGCGTGTTTTCAGCGCATGGAGCTAAGACTGGTGTTCGTGGTACTCGTGAAAACAACTCGCGTCCTGTGTTAGCTTTACTGGATGATTTAATAGATGATGCTGATGCGCGTTCACCTACTGTAATATCTCAGGTAGAAGATACTGTATACAAAGCAATTGATTATGCACTTCACCCAACTAAAAGAAAAATTGTATGGTCAGGTACACCATTTAACGCTAAAGACCCTCTTTACAAAGCTGTAGAATCAGGTGCTTGGAATGTAAATATTTATCCTGTTTGTGAGAAGTTTCCATGTACTAAAGATGAATTTAGAGGTTCATGGGAAGACCGTTTCCCTTATGAATTTGTGCTTAAGATGTACACTAAAGCTAAATTATCTGGCAAAGTAGCAGACTTTAATCAAGAAATGATGTTAAGAATTATGTCAGCAGAAGATAGATTAATCGAACCACATGAAATGAAATGGTACAACAGAGATAAATTATTATCCCTTAAACCATTATTTAATTTTTACATTACTACCGATTTTGCCACTAGCGAAAAAACAGGAGCGGATTTTAGTGTTATATCTGTATGGGCTTTAAATTCTAACGGTGATTGGTATTGGGTTGATGGTATTTGTGAAAAACAACGTATGGATAAAAACATTGAAGACTTGTTTAGATTAGTACAAGAGTATAATCCAGAGTCTGTAGGAATAGAGATTAGTGGACAACAAGGTGGATTTATACCTTGGATTCAAGAGCAAATGATGGTTAAAAACTGTTTCTTTAATTTAGCATCTGATAAAGCTACCAATCAAGCAGGATTACGCCCCACAACAAATAAGTTTCAAAGATTTAATGTTGTTTTACCTTGGTTCAAACAAAACAAAATGCACTTTCCTCAAGAAATGAGAGAAGGTAAATGTATGCGTGAATGTGAAGACGAATTAATGTTAACAACAGTAGATGGTTTTAAATCTAAAAATGATGATTTTATAGATACAATAAGCCAACTAGCTCAGTTAAAAACTTATAGACCTTCAAAAAATAATCAAGGAGTTGGTGCAGCAGATGATAATGGTTTATGGGAAGATGATACAGAATATGAATCAATATCCATAAGTTCTTATATTGAATAAAATAGAGTAGACGCATATACTGGGTCTTATTACATTTAAGGCTCTTTAATATGAAACTAACAGAAGTATTCGACCAATTACGATATGGTACTCTTAAAGGTCAAGCAGTATCTCGTGAAGGTGCTCAAATTGAAGAAGGAGATTACCCTCGTGTAATTGTATGTATTAACTCTGCAATGAACATACTTTATGGAAGATTTAAATTAAAGTATAGTGAAGTTCTTATTAGGTTAATTGCTAAAAAGTATACATATGAGTTGCATTCTGATTTTGCAGAAGCTAACACAACTTCAACACAATTTACTCGTTGGATTGTTGATAGTGAAGAAATTCCTTTTTTAGATGACATAGTAAGAATACATGGTGTTACTGCTGACGATGGTACTCAATTACCAATTAACGATAGCAGTGATTGTATGAGTGCAATGACACCTAGCTATAACTCAATTCAATTACCTCCTGAAATAACTGACGTACTCCAAAGCGTTAGTATTACTTACGAAGCAAGTCCTAAAGCTATTCCAGCAAACTCTACAACTGCACCAGAAGTTACTGAAGTACGTATTCCAGATACTATGTTAGAGTGCTTATGTTACTATGCAGCAGCTAAATTTATGGAACAATCAACTGCTCAAGACAAAGTTGCAAAAGCTCAAGAATTTTTAGCTAAATATGAGTTGAAAGCTAGTGAGTTAGAACAGTATGGTATGGTAAATGTTGACTACACTAGTAAACTTAACGTGGGGAATGACGAATGGCCTTAATTAACAGTGCTTTTAAACGAATAAATAAAGAACCCTGCAATGATTCAGTAACTAAACTTAAAAGCTTTGAATTACCTGACCCAAGAGAGTTTGATTTATTTGTTGTTAAAGACGTTCCCCAACAATACTTAATTGACCAAGATGATAGTAATAAATACTTAGTATTTAATGTTGCTGGAAACGGTATTTTACGTATACCAGACAACATGTATCGTGGTACTGCACTAATATTTACTAATATTGGGGTAGGTGGTATAGAAATAGTATTTGATGGTTTAGAAACAGCTAGAGGAACGCTTCTTATACAAGATGTTGATGGTTTTATGACATTAGTAAAAATTACTGAAACCATTTGGCAATGTAGTGAGCGATAATAATGCACAGTGTACTGTTTCACATATCACCACCTACTAGACTTTATGAGTTAGTTGATTTAAGGGTTACTGATATTTTATCAATATGTAATCCACTAGTACAACTAGACATTAGCTATAGTTTAATAGCATTAACATCTAAAACACCTACAGAAGACGATGTTAGCTTTTTTTGGGAACAAATAAGTGGTACTCCTGTATTAGAGTTAGTTAGTGAAACTTCACCAAGACCTGCTGTATTACTAAGTTCTGATATATTAGATGATGTCGTGTTTAAGCTTTATATTGATAAAGACACTGAATATGAGCAATCAATAACTACAACAATATTTAGAACACCCACAACTACAGCAACACCTTTACCACTAAATAATGAATTTACTTTATTACCTTATGAGAGTAAAAGCTTACAAGTTAATGCTCCTAAGTATGTTGGATTACCTTTATTAAATGATTTAAGAAAAATAAATATTAATGTAGTACCAGAATTAGGTAACTTAAAAACAACTCAAATTACTGATGCACAAAACATTGAAGAATTTACAGTAATAATAAATAATCCATTAAATTTAAAAACTAATAAACATAAAGTTAATAAAATAGAAGCACGTAATCCACTTAACGGTCAATTATTAGCTGCTAGTAATTTTAAAGAAAATTTAATTAATATTCCAAAAAATACTGTAAATTTTTATCTTTCATTTGAAGTTATTTTAAATTTTTATAATGATTTAATACCTAATAAAACAATATTTTTTAATGATAATCAGGTAAGAAATTCGTACTTTAGTCAATACACACAAGAATTAAAATACAAAACAATATATGTTACTGAATCTATGTTTATAACTAATAAACAAGATAAAAATAATATAAATAGTACAAATGAACTTTTAACTTCGTTACCACAAACACTTTTAAATATTACAAATTTAAGAACAATACAGTTAAATATTCCAGCAATAAATAATGTTAATATTGTTAAACAAGTATTTAAACCAATATTTTTATTAGTACTTACAGGAAACTTAAAAACAATTAAATTAACTAACCAAACAAATAATTTACCTATAAGCTTAAATATTACAAGACTTTCAGGAATCACAATCGGTGGATAAAATGAAAAAAAACTTTTATACAATTGAAAAATTCAAACAAACTTTTGATTCTGAAGGTAAAGAAATATTAACTAAAATAAATGCAAACAGTACAGAAGAAAATATTGAAGTAAATAATGAAATTAATGAATTTATTATGCACCATTTTTATTCATCTTATTCAGTACTAGAACTTATTTCAAATACTGATAT